CCTTGGTCTGCTGACGGTGAACGTGATGACGACTGGTACCAGTCCAAAGCAGCGAACATGCACCCTTGGCAGTTGCATCAAGAGTACCCGTCATTTCCTGAGGAAGCATTTATTAAATCAGGTAACCCTGTATTTGATGTTCAGATGTTGGATGACATGCCAACAGTGGAGCCAGATACTGGATATTATCATTTGTATTCTACTGGTAATGGTGAGTTCCGTGATGCCGAGGATGGGGAAATGGCTATTTGGGATTATCCACGACCTGAAGGTGTGTATGTGGTTGGGGCTGATGTGTCGGAAGGTTTGTCACATGGTGACTATAGTTCGGCACATATTATTGATGCCACGACTGGTATTGTGTGCGCCCATTGGCATGGGCGAATTGAACCAGACCTATTTGGTGAATTGTTATCGGAGATTAGTTGGTGGTATAATAATGCGTTGTTGGGTGTTGAAAACAACAACCACGGTTTAACAACCCTTAAGGCTGCACAGAAGTATGGTTATAAGAATCTTTATAGGCAGCGTAAGTTGGCACGAGTTCGTCCTGAGGCTACAGATATTTTGGGTTGGCGTACTACGGCAACTAGTAAGCCGTTGATGATTGACGAGTTGTCTGCTGCTATGCGTGACCAAAGCGTTGAGATTTATGACCGTTTAACTATTGCCGAGTTACGCACCTTTGTGCGTAAGGAGAACGGTAAAATGGCTGGTAGTCCACATGACGACAGGGTTATTTCTTTGGCTATTGCTGTCCAGATGTTGAAACATGTGTGGCTTCCAGAGTACCGTCAGGATATGGCACCCCCAACGAATAGCCTTTTGTGGTGGGAAAAGCATATATTGTATGATTATGGTCCAGAAAAGACCTTTATTGGTGCCCATAATGTGAGGAAACAAACTCCTTTCCAATAATTAGGGAACAAAAACCTATTTATGATGTCACATTTCACTTGCACTCAATGCCAACGAGAGTTTTCTGCTGATGAACTTCCACGCAGGGGCGAAATTTGTTTCGCCTGCCATGTTCGGGGTGTTCATATTGGGTTCCGTTACGGCAAGGACAATTTTCATGGTGACACTATTGGTGAGAAGCAACGCAAAATTGTTGCGGATGCTGCTATTAACGGGGTACAGGCTGAGCCTGTAACAAATTGGATGTAATATGTCGCAGGTTTGGGTTCCTATTGTCGTTGCTGTTATAACTGGTCCAGTTGTGGTGGTTTTACAGAAACTTCGTAAAGAGAATACCGAACAGCATGCGGAAGGTAGAATCCTACTTAGGACTATCGGCAATAAGGTTGACAGAATTGGAACCAAACTTGACCAACATATCGGTTGGCATGATGGACAAGAGGAAAAAAAAATAAATGGCTAAGAAATCATCTGCAGACCATCTGAAACAATCTAAGATGCGCCTTGAGGCATCAAAGAAGTGGCGTAAGTCTGATGGTTATGATGCGTTGTGGAAACGTATGAATGACCTGTATCAAGGTAAACATTTTGATGATTACAAAAGCGAAGACCAAATGTTGGTTAACATTGCGTTTTCAACTATTAACGTTATTTCACCAAGTATTTCTGTTAACTATCCTAAGATTACTGTTAATGCTACTAGTGCAGAGTTCGCTGCTCAGGCTGTTATTGCTGAAGCGGTTGTGAACTATTGGTGGAAGCATAAGGATATTCGTAGCGAGTTCCGCCGTGCGGTTAAAGACATGTTGGCTTTTGGTCATGGTTGGATTAAAGTTGGTTATCGTTTTGTTGAGGAGGAAGTTGAAGGTGAGTCGGAAATTTCGGAAGCAAATCCTGATGGTATCGGGCATCCGAACACGGTTGTTCGTGAGGACAGTCCTTTTGCCGAGCGTGTTTCTGTTAACGATGTTTTTGTTGACCCTGATGCCACCTCCATGAAAGATATTCGGTGGATTGCGCAGCGTATCCGCCGACCTATTGCAGATGTTAGGAACGATAAGCGTTACGCTAAGGCTGCACGCCAAGATGTAACACCTATGGCTGTTAGCCGTTATGCTGATGACCCTAGTCGCAAAAAGGTGCAAGACAAGAACGAGGGTTACGCAGAAATTTGGGAGTTTTACGACATTGCAAGTAACACGATGTGTGTTTTTTGTGAAGGTTCAGACCTGTTTTTGGTTAAGCCAATGAAGATGCCTTATGCGTTTGGTCAACCATTTGTTATGTTGCGTAACTATGATGTTCCAGATTGTTTTTATCCTATTGGGGATTTGGAATCAATTGAACCGTTGCAACGTGAACTTAATGAAACTCGTTCACAGATGATGAATCATCGTAAAAAGTTTAGCCGCAAGTATTTGTATCGTGAGTCTGCTTTTGACCAGATGGGTCGTAGCGCATTGGAATCAGATGACGATAACGTTATGGTTCCTGTTATGTCTGATGAAGCATTGGGTGGTGTTGTTTCAGCCTTCCCAGCGGTAATTAACCCACCAGAGTTTTATAGCCAGTCGGAAATGATTATTGCTGACATTGACCGTGTGTCTGGCGTTACCGAGATTCAACGTGGCGGTCAGTCAGAAATTCGCCGTACCGCAACTGAAGCAGGAATGATTCAGGATGCGAGCAATGCCCGAACATCAGATAAGTTGGCTATTGTTGAACAGTCAATTGCTGAGGTTGGTCGCCGCATGTTGCAGTTGGCACAACAGTTCATGCAAGGCGAACAGGTTGTTCGTGTAACTGGCAGAGATGGTGAACCTATGTGGGTTAACTTTGACCGTGAATATCTTGCTGGTGACTTTGACTTTGAGGTAGCGGCTGGCTCAACCCAGCCACATAACGAGTCCTTTAAACGTCAGATGGCATTGCAACTTGTTGATGCTATGGCACCGTTTGCTGGTGCTGGCATTATTGACATGTCTAAGTTGGCGGCTCATGTTCTACAGTTCGGTTTTGGTGTTAAGAACCCTGACGAGTTTCTCGCACAGCCTCAGCAGCCTGCAGGCGGCACCCCTCCTGTCCCCGCTGCTGCTGGGGCTGGTGCACCACAAGGTGCTCCAGCACCCGAAGGTATTCCACCAGAGATGTTGGCAATGCTTCAGCAGGGACAACCTCCGCAAGCCTAGGGAACGCCTAGTACTTATATAGAGCAACCATTACAGGACTCTATTGGAGAGAAAAATTTAATGAGTGATGAACTCGCAACACCAGCAGTGGAACCCGTTGAACTTGGGTCAACCGAACCTAGTGTAAATACAGAAGCACCCGATACACCGACATTATCTGTTGAGGAATATTCTAATTATAGAGTTCCTATTAAGGTTGATGGCGAGGAATTGCAAGTTCCTTTGACGGAGGCTATCGCAGGTTATCAACGCCAAGCGGATTATACTCGCAAGACGCAAGAGTTATCTCAGCAACGGGAACAGTTCCAGTTTGCTAGTGCACTTAGTGCGGCACTTGAGAATGACCCTAAGGCTACGATTGACCTATTAAGTCAGCATTACGGTATTAGTCGTGCGCAGGCTCAACAAATGGTTCAGGATGCTGAACCAGAGTATTTGGACCCTGTGGAGGCTAGGTATCGTGACCTTGACCAGCGTATAGCATCGTTTGAGGATTACCAGAGTCAGCAGGCTATTGAGCGTGAGATTCAGGGTTTGCAAAACAAGTATCCTGATTTTGATGTCAAGGAAGTTGTGACCACCGCTTTGCGGATGGGCACAGATAATCTTGAGGGCGTTTACAAGCAATTAGCATATGATAAGATGGTGGCACAGGTTCGGACTGAACAGGCTGCTCGTGAAGTCAAACAAAGCATTGAAGAAGATGTTTTGGAGAAGAAGCGTGCAGCGGCTGTGGTGTCTGGTGGAGCGTCAGCGACAGCCAGCACAACGAACGAGTCCTTTGTTCCTATTACTTCTATTGCGGATGCTTGGCATGCGGCTAAACGTCAAATGGGTGCAAGTTAATTATTACTACTATATTCTAAGGAATAACAATGTCAAACCCAAACTTTGATGCGCTGTTGTCAACGACACTCGCAAACTACCGTGACCAACTCACGGACAACGTATTCACCGACCGTGTACTTACGAACCACCTTATGTCAAAGGGTCGTATCCGCATGGTTAATGGTGGTACCAAGATTGTAGAACCACTTATCTACGGTCAGAACTCAACTGTGGCATCGTACTCAGGTTACGACACCATTTCGTTGACCGCACAAGACGGCATCACTGCTGCAGAATACGACTGGAAGCAGTATGCTGCATCCATCGCAATTAGCGGTATTGAAGAAGCCAAGAACAACGGTGAACAAGAAATCATCAACTTGTTGGAAGCAAAAATCATGCAGGCTGAAGAGTCAATGCGTGAAGGTTTCAACACGATGTTCTTCGGTGACGGAACTGGTAACAGCGGTAAGAACTGGAACGGTCTTGGAAACTTGATTGAATCAGGTAACAGCGTTGGTGGAATTAACTCAGCAACCGCAGGTAACGAGTACTGGCGTTCGTACGAGGAAAACACCGCAGGTGCTTTGACCCTCGCACAGATGGCAACCGCTTACAACACGGTTTCGGTTGGTAACGACCACCCAGACCTAATTCTGACGACCCGTGTTTTGTTTGAAAAGTACGAGTCATTGCTACAACCACAACTCCGTTACACGGACACCAAGACTGCAGATGCTGGATTCCAGAACCTGTTGTTCAAGGCTGCTCCTGTTGTTTATGACACTGGTGCCCCTGCTGGCAACATGTTCTTCATTAACAGCAAGTACCTGACTTTGGTTGGTCACTCAGGCAAGTGGTTCCAGCAGACAGAGTTTGTGCGTCCAGAAAACTTGGATGCCCGTTATGCACTTATCATGTGCTACGGTAACTTGACCTGCCGTAACCGTAAGAAGCAAGGCAAATTGACCGCTAAGACTGCCTAGTTTTAGTAAGGAACAATTGGATAATGGTGGGGAGAGAAATCTCCCCACCATTTCTTATATAAGGACACTTAATGGCTAAAATACCTTTTGACCCCAGCGACTTGGCAGAGATTATTGCTGCCGAATTAAGGAAGGCTGGAAAAACTGCTAGCAGTAAAGCGGTTAATGATATTATGCAGGCAGTTGGTGGGGCAACCAAGTCAACTGGTAAGCGTGTACCAAAGATTACAGCAAAGACAGCGACTGGTGGGGCTGGACGTAAGCCACCTAAGCCACCTAAGAGTGGTGCTGCTGCACCTGCACCAAAACCTAAGGGACCTAAGAAGCCTAGTGGTGGTGCGAAGAAGATGACTCGTCTTGAGAAGCGTGAAATTAACGTTGCTAGACATAAAGAAGAACGTGCTAAATGGTTGCAGGAGAAAGCGGTGGAATCGCAAGCCAATAAGGAAGCGAAGAGTGCTGCTAATCGTGCTGCTTGGGCTAAGCGTCAAGAAGAAATGGAAGCCCGCCGTTTGGCTGGTCGTGAAAAGTATAACAAGAAAAAAGGAACTAAGTAATGCGTGACCCAAAACCACCATCCCCACGGGATATTGAAAAGTATCAAATGCCTAAGAAGGTTGCTAAGCCTAAGGCAAAAGTAAGTTCAGCGAAGAAGGGTGCAGCGTATGCTATGCCTAAGGCGGTAAAGTATCCTGCTGTTAAATCTTCTGGGGCGATGGGACCGAAAACAAAAAAAGTTCGTACACAACTTGTTAAAGTTTATGAAAAACCAGTGAGAATGAGGAAGACAAAATAATGGCTGCTAAAAAGAAATCTGCTATTCAGTTGGGTAATCAAAAGCCTAAGGGAATTATTGATGATATTGTTGGAATGGGCACCAAGTTGGTGCAAAAAAAGACTAAGGATGCGGCACGAGCATATGTGGCAAGTGGTCGTCCTATGCGCCGTGCAGCAAAAAAGATTGGAAAGTTGCAGAAAGAATATAGCAATGTTCCTCGTTCTGGTGGGCGTGCACAAGAATTGCGAACCGAAGCCAGAAAAACTAATGATTACCTAGAAACACATTATTTTGGTCGCAAGGCTATGCTTAAAGACATTGAAAAAACAACTGGAAAAAGAGTAGAACGTGTGCGTAAAAAGCATGTGAAAGAACGCCAAGAACTGCGAAAAATGAAAGGGCAGCGTTAATCAAAAACAATGGCTAAAGGTCCTTATGACGATATTGTTCGTGCAGTATTAGAACGCCTTGGTGCTAGTGCACCGAAGGCTTCAACTAAGGCTGCTAAAACTGGTGGTCGTACCGCTAAGGCTGCTTCTGTCCCTGCTAAAACTATGACAAAGGCTGAGCGTTCTGCAGCCAATAAGGCTGCATGGGCTAAGGAGAAGGCTCAGAGGGATGCTAAACTTGCTGCTGAGCGTCCAGCGAAGAAAGCAGCGAGGACAGCGGAGAATAAGGCTAAGGGTGTTGCTCGTGCTAATCGTAAGGCTGATGAGGCTTATGGTGGACCTGGAGTAACGGACATTAAGATTGATAAGGCTAGAGCGTTTTATGAGCGTGAAGTTGATAAACTTCAACGCACTATTGATGCAACTGATAGACTTCTTTCTAAGGGTTCTCAGGGTCGCCGTGACATGCTTAAGAAGGAACTTGAGGGTTTCAAGAAGAAGTATGAGATTCCTAAGTTAAGTGCTGGCGATTCGCTTGGTGTTGTTCGTGGTGCTATTGAGAAGGCGCAGAAGAACAATGCTTGGGCTAAGAAGCGTTTGGAACAGGTTGTTAAGCAGACTGAAGGTAAAACCTTTAAGGAAACTGTTGAAATGGGTTCTCGCCGTGCCCGTGCTATTGAAGTTAAAACTGGTAAGAAAGTTACTGGCAGTACTCCTGCTCGTATAACTAAGAAGGAAGCCGACTTACAGAAGCGTTTGGCTGCTCTCAGGTCAGAGGATAGGTACAAGAAGGTTATCAAGAAGGCTGATAGCAAGATGGGTGCTTCTCGTGGTCCTAGCACCAAACCTAAGAAGCAGGTTGTTGAGCAGGAATCGTCTAAGCGTTTAAGGGCTGCACAGGAAAAGAACTCCAAAAAAAGTGTTGTTGACCCTAAGGTTGCTAAGATGTCTCCTGCTGAGCGTAAAAAGTTTTTGGCTGCTGAAGATAAAAAGTGGAAAGAAATTAAGAATCGCAAAATTAATCAGCGTGGTGTTAGCGATAAGGATGCTAAGGAAATGTTGGCTGAGTTGGGTAAGCGTGACTTTGTTTCCGACAAACGCAAATTGGGTCCTTATCCTACAACTGACCGTTATGGCAGGTACAGCGGTAAGCGCAAATAGTTATGGCTGCACGGTTCACTAAACCCAAAAGCGGCAAGGCTGTTCCTGTTGCGCCAGATTATCCGAATCTGGCTGCACCGT